CACGATACACCGTCCGTGAGATGGTGGATCAGGATAAAGCCATGTTCGGGGTGGGAGAGAGCCAGGCATACGATGATATCCATCTGTGCCAGCTCATGCTCGGCAATCTCAACGCCGCATCCAAGGAGTTCTGGCGATGGAAGGTCAACCAGGAGATAGACGAGGACCGCAAGGCGGCAAAGGCGGCTGGCGACTTTCGTGCGTTGGCACAGATGCAGAAAAACCGCATCATAAACAACCGCACAGACAAGCCTGACGAGCCGGAACTTGCCTTCGACAAGATCGTGCCGATTGAGTTCACTATGTCTGACGATCCTACGGTCATCGGTTTGCAGAGGATTCCTAATCTTCGAGCAAAGATCAAGAAAATGGAGAAGCGTTACTCCATGCCGGACATAGAGGACGCTGACTTTGAGGAGTTGCCAAATGACGACGGAAAGACAACCTAAAAAACTCTTTTTCAATGACCAGCAGTCGAGGGTGCTCATGATGATGCCACACGACTTGATTTGCGAGTGGGGGCGTGGTACCGGCAAGGGCGTGGTCGAGGCTGGCCGCATCCTCTATGCGGTGCAGCACATGCCAGGATCTTGCCTCGCCATGGTCGCCCCATCGGTCAAGAGATGCCAGACCAACATCCTGCCGTCCGCACTCGTTCACCTGGAGGAGTGGGGGTACAAGCGAGATGTCCACTATGTCGTGGGCAAGAAGCCTTGGAAGGCTTTGCACTGGCAAGACCCTCACTTCATGCCTATGAACTGGGAGAATACGGTCGCCTTCTACAATGGCTCCTATCTCAACATCATATCGCAAGACCGAAGCGGTACCTCCAACTCGCTCTCCCTTGACCACGTCTTCGTGGACGAGGCCAAGTTCATAGACTGGGAGCAGCTCAACAATGAGACGCTCCCGGCCAACCGTGGCAACAAGCAGCTCTTTGGTGACTGCTGCCTCCACCATGGCATGACCATCACATCCGATACCTCTGCCACCAAGAAAGGCTCTTGGTTCATGCAGTGGGAGAAGAAACAGGATAAGGAGCTTGTGGCCACGCTGGAGACCGTGCTGGTGCAGCTGCACTCCATCCGCAACAAGTTGGCGGCACACCCGGAGCGATACGACTACTACGTGGCACAGGTCAAGAAATACGAGAGGGTGCTGCACTCCCTGCGCTCCTATTGCCTCGTATATTCCAGATGCTCCAGCATACAGAACCTGGCAGTCCTTGGAGAGGACTTCATCCGGCAGATGAAACGAGACCTCCCCAAGATGACCTTCCTCACAAGCATCATGTGCCAGCATGTCGGCATTGCACAGGATGGCTTCTATAGCGGTCTTGACGAGGACCGCAACTTCTACACTGCACCAAACATTACCTATCTTGACGATCTGCAGTATGGATTCAATCCCAAGCACGACAAGACGGACTGCCGCATGGATGCCGACATCGAGGACGGCTTACCGCTGATCATCGGCTCCGATGCCAACGCCAACATCAACTGTCTCGTAGTGGGGCAGGTTGGCTCTGACACCAAGCTGCGCATCCTCAACTCCTTCTATGTCAAGTACGAGCGAAAGCTGCCTGAGCTGGCTCAGGACTTCTGTGATTATTATCGCTACCTCAAGGACAAGCGTGTCATCTTCTATTATGATGCCACCTTCGTGGGCAACGACTATGCGACCCACAATGAGAAGTTCTACCAGATCATCGCACGCATCCTCCGCAAGAACGGATGGCTCGTGCAGGAGGTCTATGTCGGCAAGCCGATGAACCACCTGGAGAAGCAGCTGCTCATCAACCGCATGTTCAAGGGTGCGGCCAACCACATGATCCTCATCAACCAGGACAACAACGAGGACTTGATTATCTCCATCGAGAGCGCTGCCGTCTATAACAACGGCAAGGACAAGCGAGGAGAGAAGCTCGTGGAGACGGACGAGGACAGGCTGGAGAACCGCACCGACTTCTCCGATGCCTTCGATACCGTCTGCATTGGTGCTGAGAAGTTCCCTCAGGCTGCCATATACATGGGCGGTCTCTCTTGTTACCGAAAATGATTTTGCTTTCTATATATTTAGGTTATTAGTTATTATTTTCTCTATTGTTGATTGGAGGCTGTTGCCCGTGAGGGTAGCAGCCTTTTTGGGGTTTCTGTAAAGCGGTATCGCCCTATGGGGCGATGGATTGCTTGATTCGCCGTTCCGTACATTTTATCCTCGCATTCTCCGCCACCCGTGATGTGTACCCATCCGAAATTTCCTGTGCAAAGGTAGCTTCTGGCGATCCAATCCTGCGCATGAACCTGGGTTAACAAAAGCCAAAGGTTCTTTACGCCTTGCTAAACCTTTACCTTTTGTGTAACACAGAACCCCACGCTGGTTTGTCTCTGCCAGCGCAGTGTGATGGCACAGGAAAAATCGAAAGGGCACACCGGGCTTTGAACGGAATGCAATTAAAAAAAATACTCCACGGCTGGAGTGGGAGAAAATCTCTGGGCTCCCGAACATTACCAGAATACAGTTTTCAATCTTTCAATTAAATCAAAAATGAGACAGAACTATTTCATCGAGTACGTGCCATCGGCTTATATGCACCTTTGCTTCGACAAGGAGCAACAGATGGCTAACAACCAATTCGTCTATGACTTCAAGAGCGGCAACAAGGCAGCATCACGCTATTGTGGCGAGTTGCTCGTTCACTACCTATCGACACGCTATGGCAAGCTATTGAAAGACTATGTGGTGGTTTTCGCACCTTGTAGCAGCCAAGCCAAGTATAACAAGCGTTTCGCCTATGTCGCAGCGATGCTTCGCAATATCCTCCACGTCACGACTGCAAATGAGCACGTGCACATCTATGGGGAGCGTAAGCCACTCCACAACGGAGGAAGCCACAACGTCAGCGAGGAAATCTACAAGGTCAGCGTGGACGGAGATTTCTTCAAGGGAAAGAATGTCATCTTGTTTGACGACCTATTGACAAGTGGCAAGACCATCGGGGAGTTCAAGAGCCAACTCGAAGCCGTGGGCGCATACGTGGAGGAGGAAATCTTCCTGGGGCGCACAGTACACCACGACCCAATCTCAATGCGAGGATGCTTGCAAGAGATGGAGGAGGGGTTCTATGAGAGCGTGGCACGCTCTAAGAGATGTTTCCCAAGCGGAGTGAAGATTAACAAGAAGTCAAACCATAAGAAAGCAGCGTAAGATGAAGAGATATTGTGATATGTTGGCAGACGAGAGACCGGAATATAAGGCGGCTAACTATGGCTTCGAGAGCCTAAGCAACACGGAATTGTTATCCATGGTAATCAACAGAGGGGCGGGAACCATCGAGAGCATGAGCCAAGCAAGGCAACTGATGAACGTGGCAAGCGGCTCACTCACCGCCTTGGGCAAGATGTCTATGTACGAGATGCAAGTGGTGCAAGGCATTGGGGACTGCAAGGCACTTGCCATACTCGCAGCCTTGGAACTTGGCAAGCGCAAGGCGATGGAGAAGCAAGGCTACCGCCCCGACCTTGGCAGCAGCATAGCCATCTACAACTTCCTTCACCCGATGATGGCAGACCTGCAAGTCGAGGAGGCGCACCTTTTGCTGATGAACCAAAACTTCAAGCTATTGAAGCACGTCAAGTTGAGCGTGGGGGGAATCACCGACACATCGGTGGACGTAAGACGCATCATGCGTGAAGCCGTGATGTGCAACGCCACCATCGTGGCACTCGCACACAACCACCCAAGTGGAAGCCCGTATCCATCAAAGGATGATGATAGGCTCACCACGCAGATACACAAGGCGTGCGAGGTGATGAGACTTTTCTTTATGGACCACGTAATCATCACGGATGGGGCGTTCTATAGCTACCACGACAAGGGCAAACTATAGGAGGGATGGAGCACACACGCCCCATCTTACTTGCATACTCGCTCCCGACCGCCGATAGGCGGCAATTGCCACAAGAAAAAGCGTTACATATTCCGCTGTGATTTCCCGAGGCAATTGCCGTCCAGCGTAGGGCGGTGGGGGCTACCCTTACAGGGAAGACACGCCTTTTTGCGACCAACTTTTGAAAAATCCGTGGTTTTCAACAAGTTGGCAAAAATGACCGTGGAAAATTTGTGCAAAATGGCACAAATTGCCAATCGCACAAGCACGATTGCCCCTCGAAAATGGCAACTTATGGCAATTTTCGGGCAAATTGCCACAAGAAACGCGCCATTTTCGAGAAAACCCCTCCATTGCATTACGGGGTGAAAGCGGTAGGAACATTTCTTGACATCATTCAAAAATGATGAAATAAAGAGGAAATAACCTTTATTTTCATTTTGATACTCAATTTGATAGTTAAATTTGTTCTAAAATTTGCGATATTCGAAAAAACAACGTATCTTTGCAGCGGTAGAAAAGAAATAAAACAACTAAAACGCAAGTTATGAGAACAATGAAGATTAACAGACGTAGAGCCGTACGCTCTATGACAGTGTCTCGCCACCCATTCTTTGAGGGCTTGCGCAGTTTGGGAAGTATTGGTGGCGACAATAGCCTCTTCAATGATTACTTGAGGGGTGACAATGCGTCCGACTTGAGGAGAGATTGGGAAACCGTCAACTCCGATATAAGGAGAGTTTTTAACAGTCAAAGAAAGCAGCTTTATGCAAGATAAAGACAAGGAAATCATTCAAATGGAGGATGCCATCCCGGCAGACGTGAATGCCATCCTCCAGGAACTCCCAGAGGAGAAACGAAGTGCGATTCTCGCCACGATGATGGCTTTTGAGGAAGAACGCAGCTTCAGTGGACCATTGCCACCTCCTGAATATCTTGAAGCGTATGAGAAGACACTTCCTGGTGCTCCCGACCGCATCTTGGTAATGGCGGAGAAACAAGTGGACCATCGCATTGATGTGGAAAAGACCATCGTCAAGAAGAAATTCAACCAAAGCACGTTGGGACAAATCATTGGGGCCATTCTTATTCTTTTCTTCGGTTACATCGCATACGACTTGGCTATGCACGGACACGACACCGCAGCGATTGCCATCGGTGTCACTACTGTTGTCAGCCTTGCTGTGGTATTCGTCCTCAACAAAATTCCATCCATTTATCCAAAAGAAAAATTAGACGCAAATCAATAAAGAAATTAGAGAAAGCCCCTGACTTTTCACGAAGTCGGGGGCTTTTTTATTGCCCAAATGTTAAAAATGAGTTTATATAACGATTTTGTTATATAAAAATTTGGATATATAACGAAAATGTAGTATCTTTGCAGTGTTAAATTAAATGAGTAAGTTATATGAAATGGAATGAATTAAAGAGAATCGCAATCGCCCACGGCTTTAGATTCTACAAAGGTCTAAACGGACACGACCTCTACATCAACGAAGAGACAAAAAAGGTCATCATGTTGGAAAGACATTGGACACAGGAGGTCAGAAAAGGACTAATGAACAAACTTAAAAAGGACATCGGGTTTTAACCCGATTCCTTTTAAATAAAATATAAATCTTTCAAAATATAATCACGATGGATAAATTTAAAGTTTCAATCGAAAAGCAAGAGGATGGCTCTTACATCGCATACAACACGAATGTGGATGGTTACACATTGATAGGCACAGGAAACACAGTGGCAGCGGCTAAGGAGGATTTCAACAACTCTATGAAAGGTGTCGCTGAGGTGGAGAAAGAGCGCCTTGGTTATGTGCCAGAGGTATTCTCCAACGAGCCTGAGTTCAAGTTTGACTTGGCTTCCCTCTTTGAGTATTACTCTATGATAAATGTGAGTGCCTTCGCTCGCTTCTTGGGCATCAATGATGCCTTGATGCGCCAATACAAAAAGGGCGATACTTATATCTCAGATGCGCAATTGCGTAAGATACAAGATGGTATTCATCAGTTAGGAAATGAATTTTCAAGACTTCAACTCGTTTAATTTAACACTTTGACTATTGAGGTCTCACAGCCCCCGACTTTGATCCAAGTCGGGGGCATTTTGTTAAGATGGAGTACCCTGATGCTCTTCTCCAAGCCATTTCTTTCTTCCATACCTTATTATATATTACTAAATTCACCGCAAAGATAACAATTTTCCACAAAATATGAAAATTCTTCCATTTTTATTTGGCGGTTTCATTTTTTCTCCTTACCTTTGCCAACGCTTATAACACGATAGTGTGTCTATCCAGTGGGGCGACTGTTTCGCCTATGGCTTCATTGCCGCAGGCTTTTTTTATGCCTGAAAGTATTCCGTCATCCATGGCTTCATGGGATGGGTGCGTTTCTATATGGCGGCTGCATGAACCGTAACATTTGATTTGTCCTTCTGGATAAGCCATCGTGTTATAAGCAACGGGGAATGCAGCCGCCACCCTTTTATACAATCGGCTGCTAACGCTTATAACACGATGCAATATGCAAAGTACATTGAATTTGGATGCGGTGCAGGTGAGACCTGTGGGCATCAGCCTGGAGGAGGGAGTGGCTACCCTCAAGTGTGAAATCAAACGACTCTTGAAGGCCAAGAGCGAGACGATGAGCTACCTCTGCGAGGAGACCGTGACGTATGGTGACGTGGTGAAGACCATGGTGGGGCTAGTAGCCCTCGTGGCAGTGATGGCAGTTGTCGGATTCATAGCAGGAGGGGAGGTGATGTGATGGAGATCGACTACAGATATGAAGAGTACAAGAAGTTCTATCCCGATACGGTCAAGGCTACACTCACCATGGACAAAAACCTCAACAAGGAGCAAGCCCAAAAACTCGTAGAGCAATATGCCGAGGTCCAGAACTCCAAAGCCATCTATTGGAATGTTTTGGGGCGAAACATCCTGATATATACCTCAGCCCAGTTCAAGGCGGACGCTGCCAAGATGATTAGGGGGTCAAAGGTAGTGACGGCATATCCTGCCAACATCACTGTCGAGTCTAATGGCGTGATATATTGCGCCGGTGAAGCTACCATCAGAATTAGCTCAGATGTTCCCGACATCAGTGGTGTGTGTTCAGCCATATACTTCAAACCAGCAGAAAGTGAGGTGAACAATGAAAAAGGCTAA